GTTCGCCCCCACCTCTTTCGAGGTTCAGGCGAACGCACGGGTGAACCGTGCCAACCGCTCCGCTGCAGAAGCGCGGGCAGTTGCCTCTGAGGCCAGAGTCTCCCCAGCCCATTGTGGGTAAAGGAGGCTCCCACTTGGTCCACGAGTACGCGCCGCCCAGAGAACGTCGAGCGACGGACGAGGTGGGTTATCAAGGTCGGCACCGGCGGGGGGGGACCCCCGGAAGTGTCGTTTGATGGCCCGTCTCAACAGCCTCTCACGCAAAGCAGGTGGTTTGCGCATCGGGGAATAGAGCATCAGAGCCATGTCATCGTACAGTCTTTCAACACCGGACTGTACAACATCGCCCCAGCTCCCTTCGCCCTTTACCCAAATCACTTGACCTTGCTCGTTTTCAGGGGTGGCACCCTCTGGGAGCCTGAGGAACGTCCTGTTCTCAAGCCCGATGCGGAACGAGTCCTCTGCCACTGAAACAGCCAACTGCCAGGTAGGGTCCAGGACCCCCCTGAGAAGCGATGGCATCGATACACCCTCACCTTCGCGGGTGAGAGCGATGTACCGACGCCGCTTCTGCCTGTCATTCAACTGTCCTGCGGTAGGGAGACCCGTCCCGCCGAGAGCGAGAGGCAAGCCATCCACAAGCCCAAGGGACTCACCGTATCCCCGCAGCCACCCCCTAGGTGCTAGATAACACCTAAGCGCAGCTGCACCCGCGGGATGCGAGCGCCAGATGGAGTCGACTGAAAGAAGCAATCGAAGCGCGGGTGACATCCTCACCGCAGGGCCGTTCCCACGGAGCTCTTGAACCATTTCGGGGCGAACGAGGCCGCGAAGTGGAATAGATCCATGCCTGGATCCATCCACTATGCGTCCCGATTCGGTCCGGAATTGATAAAGGCGCTCAATGAAGACGGCGCGCGGCGAAGGGTTACCTACGACTTCGAAATGCTTACCTTCGGACATCGACCCACCTGACGCCTCGACCAAGACAGAATACTCACGGGCAACCTCGCGCCAACACGCAGCAAGGCCGTCGTCACCGCAAGTGCAGAACTTGTTGGCGGCGAACGCGTCCTTAAGGCGGACGCGACGGTTCCCCGCAACCCGGACAACCGCTTCCGACCACCAAAAAAGGTGAACGAGAGACAGGATTGCCCAGGAGGTGGGGAGACCCATGAGAATTCCTCTTGTGGAGAGGAGAACTGTGCCGTCCGGGTAGGAGACCTCTTGGGGCCCTGTAAGGGCCTCCAGGACAGTCGCTTCCCAGGCAGGCAGTTTCCCGCTACCCGCGAGGCCGTCCACCACGGCTCGCACAAGATCCAAAGGAAGGAGGTCCGTTGCACGCTTCAGGTCAGTCGACACGACGCAGTCGCTCGACGCACCTTGAAAGAATGCAACAAGGTCCTCATCCTTGATCCCGACGAGTGTGGAACGGGCGGAGGGGTCACGGCGGAGCCCCGCCAGAAGGCGCTTGCGCACCACGTGACCAAGTAGTGAAAACCCGGCGCTAGGAGTCGTGATAACTCGTGTCTTCCTCCCGCGTTCTGCTAAACCTGTGACCTTATGGGGAGGGATCTCCCCATGCAGAAGGTCACGGCCATGGCATAGCAACGAAAGGTCCGATACGATTGTCGCGATGTCCTGGGGCGGAAGTTCATGCTCTAGGGCGGCACCTGCGGCCACCGCATCCTCATGGATCCCAAGATCAGCTACGAAGCTACGTAGCCCCCCCCTACTCGCTGTGCGTTCAGCACAAGCAGAGAGGGAAGGGACTCCGGGCGACGAAGCTTTTCTTGGGTCCCCGAGGTAACGGCGGCCCCA